CGCGGACCATTACGTGGTCCGGTTGGTGCAAGGTCGAGGACTGGCGGGCGGCTTAGCCAGCCCTGAAGAGGGCGCGCCAGTCGAGTCCGGCCAGAAGGAAATGCTGGCCCAACCACAGCCATAAGCCCAGGCCGATGAAGTAGATCGGCGGGGCCGACTGGATGACCGGACGTAGATGCGCGGTCAACTCGTTGTGCGAATGGTTGACCAGCGTCCAGGTTTCGAGGACGAAGAAGAACGCGATCCATGCCAGCCAGGCGACAGTCCAGCCATCGAACTTCCAGGCAGACCAGTTAACCATTCCCGCCTCCGGTCTTGAATCCGAACCAGGCCGCGGCCAGTCCAGCCACAGGACTGGCCGACAGCGCCGTCCAGAACTGCCAGCGCTTAGCGCCCCGCGCCTCAAGCGCATCCAGGCGAAGGTTGGCCACCGCGATGTGCGTGTCCACCTTCTTGTCGACCGCCACCAGCAAGTCGTAGATCTCATCCGTAGTCTTCACGCTCTACACCTGCTTCAGGATGACGTTCAGCGTGCCGCCGAACTTGTTCGACGCCGACAACCCCACGTCCTGCCGGAACTGGGCACGCGTGACCTCGGCCTGATAGTTGATGCCCAACACCCTGTCCTGCACCGTCACCTGCTCCGAACGCCGCGCCAACGCCTGCAACGGCAGAAACCGGTCCCTCGCATACCCCAGATAGCCGACCTCCGGCTGGCCGATCGGGGTTTCCCGATCCCAACACATCAACGGCAACGTCACCTCGGGGAATCTGGTCGGCACAGGCTTCGCCTTCATCTGCCAGCTGCGCAACAGCACACCATTCCCAGCGCCGGCGTCCCGCAACGTGAAATGCAGGCGGAACGCCTGGCTCGCGGCCAGGCCCTGGCAGGAGAACTCGTAGTTTTTGGCGCCGCCCATGATGTTGAACTCGACCGTCTCGGCTTCCGCGTTCTCAACCACCACGGTCAGCACCGAATCGACGCCACCCACCACAGGGAAGTCGCCCTCCACCGTGATGTAGTGCAACCGCTTAGGCTCGGTCGTGCCGAAGCGGGCCCACGAAGTGGTTAACGTGGCCGTGTTCGGCGCGTACGATGGCTGGCTGATGAGCTGACCGGCCGAGGACGTGGCGAACACGAGCCCGCCCACGTACACCTCAATGTCGGTCAGCTCATCGCTGGGATCAGCGCCCACACCCGTGCCCGCGCAGGCATAGGCGTAGCCGCCAACCTGATCGATGGACGTGGACAAGTCAATCCACCACACGCTGTCCCGCGCCCCCACGTAGATGAGCGTCCCGTCGCCCGTGAGCGACGTGCACGGGGTGTCCTTGATGAGCAGTGTCCCCATCTGCGGTTGGCCGTACGGGGTGAACGAGCCCACGCGGCAGCCGTTGGTGGTGGCTAGCGCGAACAGGGAACCCACATAGAAGAAGACGTCGTTGACGAGTTCCCGCGGCGGCATGCGCAGCTGCACCACGGGCGGGCCCAACACGATGGTGCCGGCCGACTCGGCCACCGACATGGATGACACGTCGGATCGGGTACCGCTGTAGCCGCTGAGGTAGATGCCGTTCGGGCCTTCCGACACCGACGTGTAGATGTAGTCGGTGCTGGGGTTGATGTAGTGGGCCGCACCCACCGCAACGGGCGGCACCGAAGGGTTGGGGTCCAGCTCGTACACCTTGTTGGCGACACACACGATCAGCCGTTGCTTGGCGAACCCCATCGTGACTGGGCCGGTGAAGGTGAGGGTGTGCGTGTTGGTGGCCACGCCCGCCGAGTTGACCCGGTAGATCTTGTCTGCGATGGCGACATACACGTTCACGCCATCCGTGGTCATGGCGGTCGGGACACCCGACGCGCCCAACGTGATGGTTGTGGACCCGGTCAGGCCGGGCAGGGTGGCCGCGAAGATCTGGTTGGCGCTGGTGCTGGCTGTCACCAGCTTCGGCGTGCTCGCCCACGTGACCTGCTCGCACAGGCCGCGGCCCAGCGCGGCCGACGTGAACTGGCCGGCGATGCCCAGCTCGCCCGGCACATGTGGGTAGGCAGCCGACGACGTATCAAAGCGGATACGTGAGACGTCGGGGTCTCCCGAGTCGATGTAGCGCTGGCCGGCGCCACCGTGGAAGCTGGACTGGCTGCGCAGCCACCAGTCACCGAAGCTGTTTTCGCCCGCCTGCTGCGAACTGTCGAACTGTTCCTTCTCCGAGGTGCGCAGGTCGTACAGGAGCGGGTCCTCCTGCGACGGGTCCACCCGGAACGGGATGCCGCCGATCACGACGTCGGGCTGCGTGCGGCCCTGCTCGATGAGCGCCAGCAACTGCCCGGAAAGTACGACCGGAACCGTTGGGGGCAGGGTGTTGGTGGCCACTATGTCACCGTCCACTCCACCGACATGTACGACTGATTCTCGCTTATCACGTTGGTGTTTATTGAGCCGCCCGCATTGTGCCAGGCCTCCAGGCGGATGATGTCGCCAGCCGAACAGTCCGTGGTGATGGACCGGGCCGGAACGACAAGGTTGACGGACGAGTCGTTGGCTACCGCGCACGAGCCCCGTGCGATCGGGGACCCGTTGCGGGTCCACCGCACCTGCCGACCGCCGCCCACCGCAGCATCGAACGCCATCCCGCCCCGCAGCTTGTACTTGCCCGACCAGCCCGTGGGGATCACATACTCGGCGGCGTTCGCGGCGTGCCCGTTGTGCGAGTCGTAGTCTTCGGTTTGGAACAGTAGCGCCGTGAACGTGCTGGACCCGATCGACTGGAGGGTGCTTTGCCGCAGCTCCGCCCGCGGCACGAACGGTGCGGTACGCACCCACGCCGACCCGTTGTAGCGGTACATCATGCGCTCAGCCGCAACCCACACAAGCTGATCAGTGATGGGGCTCACCACGTCGGTGGTGGCGTCCACCTCGATGATGGCGCGCTTCCCGCCGTAAGCAGTGACTTGTCCCACCGCCGCCAGGTTGGCGGCCGTCACGTCGCCCGACGCGGTGACAGTTCCAGCGGTCACCGTGCCCGTCAAAGTCGAGGTGCCGTCCACGATCAGGTTCGCGTCAGTGTCGATGTTGCCGTTGGCGTGGATCGTGCCCGTCGCCGTCACGTTGCCGGAGGCGGTGACCGTCGGTGCGCTCACCGTTCCGGAAGCGGTGACGGTGGTGGTGCTGACGCCACCGTTGAGGTTCGCCGCACCCGACACGGTCACCGCGCCCCCGGCCGTGACCGCCCCATCCAACTGGGTGGTGCCGCGGCTGCGCAGCCCCGGCCGCGTCGAGGCGCTGGGCGTGAGGTCAACGGTGCCATCGTTGAATACCTGCACCCGGTCCGTGCCGGACTGCTGGAGCAGGAACCCGCGGCGGTCAACGTCGCCCGCCGTGTTCTTGTGCACGAACCCGTCCCGCGCCGACGCGTTGTCGGCCACCGACTCGTAGGAGGCGGTCACGCCAACCGGTAGGGCATCGGTGAAGTTGGATTTGTGGGCGCCCCGGAACGTCTTGTCCTGCACCGTCTGGGCGCCCTGCGTGCCCACCACCACCCCGGTCACGCCGTGGGCGTTGGTGGCCGCCATGTGCTGCTCTGTGCGGTTGAAGAAGTCCGCGGGCACCGGATGCTCGAACGAGACGCCGGCACCGTGCGAAGTGGCGGCCGTGCCACCCTGCCCGCGAGCGATGGTCAGGACCGCCCCGGCCACGTTGGTGACCCGCACGATCTCCGCCGAGGCGGTCCCCTTCTCCAGCTCGCCCCAGAACGGGGCGGCAGGCCAGCCCGTGTAGGAGGCCACCGTGAAGGTGAGATCGGATGGCCCGACCGGCGCCGCGGTCGTGGCCGTGGATGCCGTGTTGACGTAGTTCTCGCCGCTCACGATGCCAGCTCCTTGTGGGGGCGGACCGGCCAGCGGTCCAACAGTTTGCGGCGCTCGACGCTCAGCCTCTGCGCGAACAGCTCCTGGAAACGCCTCGATGCGGCAGTCGCAGACCAGCCCTGCAAGGCGCGCGAACGCTCACCCTGCTCAACCGAGGCCTGCTGGGTACGTGCCGCCTCCGGCGACAGAATCAGTTGCGACTTCGCGAACAGACCCGGCAGATCCGAGGCCGTAGACGGCAAGCCGGTGGACGCCCACGTGGCCGCCAGATTGGCGGGGTCGGGCACGACAACCGCGGCGCGATAGGTGACCCGCATCGTCACCCCCGACAAGCCCAGCGGATACAACCGCAGATACCTTTTGCCGTCCGTGTTGGTGACATCCACCGTCCAAGACTGGATAGCCCGATGCATCTGCGTCGGGCCCAAGTCCTCCAAGGTCACGTTCAACACCGAATCGCAGTTCGCCGGCAGTTCATAGTTGGACTGCTGCGGAGTGGTCACGTACTCGGCTTCCGCGACGGCGAACAAGTCTTCGGAGATGGCGTTGATGCCCTCCACCAGTTTCCGCGCGACCTGATAGCGGGCCCAGATCGGATTCACAATCACCCTACTGTTGGGGGGTATTGTGTCACTGGCCGCGGTGCCCAGTTGCGCCCGAAACCAGGGCGGACAGGTGGTGGTAGAACCGTCCAGCGCGTAATGGGAGACGTGCACGATCTCACCAGTCGACAGCTCGATGTGGGTGTCGGACAAGTCGGTGGCCACATCGGCGAGCTGGATGCCGACGATGGCGTTCGCGTCGTTGCGGGCCCAGCCGACGAACGTGCCGGTCCGTTCCGGGCTGGTCGAGTATTGGCGGAGGTCGCCCACGACCTCTTCCGCCAGCTCGCCTAACGTAGTCATCGCCTATGCACCGGTCGCAATCTTGGATGCCTCGACAGCGGTACGCCGAATCGACTTCGGCTGAATGCCCTGCTTCCGCACCTTGCGGTACTCGGCCAGATTGGCTTCGAGCCGGCGATTGGCATCGACCACGTCACCGACGAGAGTCGACAGGTTGGCGGAGCGAGCACACTCGCCCCACGTTTCGTGATCTTTGGTCGGGCATCCGCTCCGACAGTTCTCACCCGGCAAGAGTCTCAACCTCAAATCCGTAGCTAAGCCACAGGTTTTTGACGGCGGGATCATCGGTCGTGTTCACGTGCCCGCCATACCAAATGTACTTGGTGCCGAAAGGGATAGCGCCGTAACTGTCGGAGCCCGGCGACCTGCTGCCCTGCGCTGTCGTGAACAGGCCGGCCTCGTCACCGAACACCGTCGCCTCACGATAGGTGCTCGTAGAGAGCGAGCCCTTCAACGTTCGCTTCTCCCGGATGGTGGGCATCACCAGGCGCCAAACCTCTTGAACCACCACGGGAACAGGCGGGGTCGGGGTGAACGAGAACCGTCCACGGACGAGCAGCGGAACATCCTTGAATCGTTGAATCGTCCTGAACATCGGCGGCCATACGGCCGAAGGAACAGGTGTCGTCGTCGGTAGTAGCGTGAAGAACATGCCACCACGAACGGCCGGCAGAATGACACGCCTACGTTTCACGGCGCCAGGCGTGGAAGTCAAGGTCCGCGGTGTCGGGGCGAAGTCGCCCCGCCTCGCCGGGAAGGCGAGCGGGCGACGCCGTGTCCACATGCGCGGCACGCCACTCGGCGATACAGGCGCTTGCCCTGCCAACGGAACCGTGAAGAACGACGAGTCCCGCCTGATGCCAGGCGGCCGAGTTCTACGTGACAGGAACTGTGACAGGTTGGGTGGCGCCGAAGGGGCCTGGCCAACCATGGGCTGCTGCTGGAAGTCGCCCGCCCTTGGTCGAACAAGCAGGCGAACCCGCTGGCGAGTTAGGCGCGGCGGAACAGGGCCTGCCCCTGCCGGTTGCGGCACGGGTGTCGCAAACCGGCGAGAGCGGCCCTTGACCGGCAAACCCCGCCAACGGTAGCCCATCTAGCTGCTTACTCTTCCCACTCGACGCTTAGCACGAAGCTGTGCGAGGCCGGCAAAGCGTTGTCCCGGTTCACGAACACGACCGGGTTGGCCGTGCCCACATCGGACACGAACTCCTCCAGCAGCTCCCACGGCAGATCCACGCCCGACTGGGTGTTGAAGCTGACACGGAACTGGTCGGCCGCCGCCAGCGTCGGCACGACAGACCAGACTGTGTCCATGCCGGTGATGCCGGAAGCCGCGGAGCGCGGGTCTAGTCTCTGGCCGGCGACCGTGGTGGTGGCTGTGCCGCGGGCCGTGCCGCGGTTGATGCTGACCGTCACCTGTTGACTGGTTGGGGTGGTGGCGCCAGCGACCACCCCCAGAGTCACACGTCGGATCTTGCAGGCCACCGCGGCGGCCGGAACGATTGCAGCGAAAGCCGTGTCCACGGCCAAAGCCGCGGCAGACTTCACCTGCGCTGAGTATCGAGCCATGTGGAGTTGCTCCCTTTAGAAGAATCCGCCCGAAGCGGAGATGACGTAGGCGGGCACCGCGGGCGCCGCCGTGGACGTCGACTTGATGGAGAGGGTGCAGACGCCGCCCACGTCATGGTTGGTGGACGGGGTGAACGTCTTCGCCCCCGACGGGGTGGACGGGTTCTGCAGGTAGGCGACGGTGAGCGAAGTGAATGTGGACGACTGAATGTCGACCACCTCGGTCATCCCCGATGGGGGAGTCCACGTCAGGGCCCCGCCCCCGCTGGCCCCGTCAGTGCAGGCGATGCAGATCAGCAGATCGTTGCCGGCGTTCGGGGTGATGGTGGGTGCGCTCACCGCGCCCGCTCCGGCCGTCAACGCGTTCGGCGCCACCTGGGCGATTGTTGGCGTCGAGTCGTGGCCGGTGATGCGCAGAAGCGCGCCGGCTGAGTCGGAGCCGCCGCCGCCAGCGAACGTGTAGTTGGCCGGCTCACTGGATGCGATGCGGTAGCCGAGGGCGATGTGCACGGTGTTGGTGCCGCCGTCGTAGCGGGACGTGGTTAACGCGGTGAACCCGGCCGGCACGCCTTCGTTGGCGAGCGTGTCCCAGTCGGACGCGTTGATCGCGATCAGCAAGTCTCCGTTGGCGGTACCTGCCGGCACGTTGACCGTGTAGTTCACGGCCGCCGCATTCGATGCGACAGTGGCGACTGTGGCGGTCACAACACCTCACCTTTCGACGCAGAGCAGAGGAAGGGCCCGACCCCCGAAGAGGCCGGGCCTGACCGCTACGCCTTGCCGTCGACCGCAGGCGTGGAGCCGGCGAAGAAGACGGTGTCGATGGTGGAGCTGGACTTCACGATCTGAAGAGCGTTCTCGCGGTAGCGAGACACGCCCAGCAGCGCGTACCAACCCACCCGGTAGAAGCGCTTCAGGGCGTCGATCGGGTCCGCCACGACGATGCGCACGTCGTCGCCGACAGCCTCGAACAGGGCTTCCTTGTCGATGAAGTAGGTGTTGTACACGTCGTTGGTGCCAGTCACGACGGTGCACTTCGAGTTCTCCACGAAGCGGCAACCCATGTAGTCGCCCAGCACCCGGTTGTAGATGGGCGCGGTGTCGACCATTTCGTGTGGCTGCTTCCAGGTGTTGGTGCCCGACTCCTGGAACAGGTCGTGCGCCACATCCGGGTGGATGACCACGGCCGACTTGTCGCCGAACCGCGGCATCGCGTTGCGGCGCCGCAGAAGACCCTTCGCCGTGGCGATGGCCGGAGACACGAACTTCGTGGTGGACGCGGCGGTCGGGTTGGCCAGCTGAAGACCGCCAGCCGCCATGTAGGCGACGTTCGCGGCGCCGTCCAGAACGGCACGGTAGATGGCGTCGATCGAACGGGTCGCGTTGAGACCCAGTTCCTGGCCGATCTCGCCGGCAGCGGACTGAGACCAGTCGGTCCGGCGCAGAAGGTGCGTGTCGACGATCGCGTTGCCGTACTCCTGCATCGTCACGTTGAACTGGCGGTCGGCCGGCGCGGCAACCGAGTCCACATCGAGCGACTCGGACAGCGGCGTGGTAGCCAGGGCCAGCTCGCCGCGAATCGTCTTGGTGACGACCTTGCCGGGGTAGGACTGTCGCTCGGGCTTCGAGTCGGTGAAGGCCCGGAAGACGGGCTCTTCCCGGAGATACGTCGCCACCTCAAGGTCGAGGGCGGTGGCGACGCGAGTGGTCCACGAGGTGGTGGTGTTGAGGGTTCCCTGGGGAACAGGCATGGCTCATCCTTTGGAGGGGATCGGTCGACCGAATCAGGGAGATCCGGTCTTCCTGGAGCCGCCTGAGGCTTCTAGTACTCCGCGAGTTGGGTTGCCCGGTAGTACTCGGCTTTGGCGGCAGCGAGGTCCGCTCCCGACAACGACTTGGCGGCCTGCTTCGCTTTCGCGGTGACAGCGTCGAAGCTGTCGGTCAGCGCATCGGAGCCGAGGCTTGTCGCCTCCTGGTACCGTTCCGCAGCCTCGCGGTGTTCACGCTGCTGCTCGGTTTCCTGCTCCTGCCCTGCCGGCGCCTCCTCGTTCGCCTCAATGTTGAAGAAGCCCTTGCTGGCTTCCCACCACGTCTTGATGGCGTCGGGAGTCTTGTCGCCGTTGTAGAGTCCGCGATAGAACTCAGGCACCTGAAGTTCGTCCCAGGCCGACTTGATGACGGTGTTCGTCTTCTCAGACTTGAGCGCCTCGTTCTCCGCCTTGAACTGGTTCAGCAGTGCTACTGCCTGCTCCAGCTTCTGACGCAGAGTTCCGCCGCTCTGGTTGGCGCCGTCGGTGTCGTCCAGAACAAACTCGTTCGTGTCAGGCACGGTATTTACCTTTCGCCCTCTGAAGCCGCCGAGCAGGCGAGGGGACACCTGCACGGGATTGCTGTCTAGCCGCCTATTCGGTTACGCCACCGTTCACCTAGGCTCGTGACGGTAGGAGTGGCGGGAGCCGGATTCGAACCGGCGACCTACGGGTTATGGGCCCGCTGCGCTACCTAACTGCGCCATCCCGCTGTATAGTGATCCACCCGGAGTCGAACCGGGGTTACCGCGCCGGGGCCACTTCCCTTTCGGGTTCGAGCTGTGCACAGCTCTGGGGTCTCGATCCCCACGGAACGCGGCGTCTTAGGCCGCTGGACTATGAACCACTAACCAATATGTTACGCGTACGCCGTACCCCTATCCCGACCTGCGGGTTTAGTAGGAGCCGGCCTTGTTGCTCGACAGGCTCGACTGGGTGCCCAGGTAGTTCTCGTTGAACCGGGCCTCGTCCGTGTTCAGCACCTTCTTGCGCTGCTGCTCGGCACGCTGGTCGCCCAGCAGGGCGGCATCCTCCTGGTCCTTCAAGTCCAGCCGGACGCCCGCAGTCTTCGCCAGGAAGCCCTCGTAGTCCTGGCGGGCCGCGATGTCCTTGTAGCCCTTCTCAGCGTCCTGCTTGGTCACGCCAGCGTCGGCCAGATAGCCGAGACGCTCGGTGTTCAGGGCGGAGTCGTTGCCGAAGGCGTTCACGCTGGCGGCACCCAGCGAGTAGACGGCCGCGTTCCGCTTCAACGTGGTCTCGCTCACCGACGGGTCCATGAGCGCCTTGATGGCGTCCCGCGGGGTGAGTCCGTGCGCGGCCCAGGCGTCCTTCACCTGTAGCGGCTGCGTGTCCCAGTTCTCCTGGTATAGGGACAGCCGGTCGTTCAGCTCCTGCGGGCTGAGGTCGCCCGCAATCCACTTGTTGAGGTTGTCCTGCGAGTCATACTCACCCGACCCCACATATCGACGGACCACATCCTTCAGGCTGGTCTCGGTCGACAGAAACTCTGCCTCGCTCAAGGCGGGCAGCCCGTTCTTGATGCGGTCCAGGTTGCCCTTGAACCGGGTCTTGTAGGCCTCCGTCTCGCGCAGCTTGATGGGGATGACGTCGGCGCTGTCGCCCGCGGTCAACATGTCCTGCACGTTCGAATACAGGGAGGTGAGACCCCACTGGCCGAGGAGCGCCTGAAGCATGACGAAGGCGTTGTTGTCGAACGTGGGCGTCAACGGGTCCGCCGTAGGCGGCTGCGCGCCGGGAAGGGCCGGCGCGGCCGGCAGTCGTGTCGTCTGCGTCACGCCACCCAGGCTGGGGGTGACGCCGTCGATCAGTCGAGGTGTCGTCATCCGATCATCCCAAAGGCTTTGCCGATCACCGTCGCCGTTTCAGCGGCGGACTGACGTGCGTTCTGCGTGAAGCCCCAGCGCGGGTCTTTGCGAAGATCCTGCTGCGCCTGCCACACCGCGGTAGCCGCGGGCGGCTTACCAGCCTCCGACCTGCCCTGCAACCACTGCTGGATGAACTTGTCGTCCAAGCCCACATCGTGCGGATTCACTTCCAGCGTCTGGCTGTACATGTCGATGTAGGGCTGGGCGATATCCATCACCGTCTCGCCCTTCTGAATGCGGTCCGCGAACGGCGCGAACTTTGATGCCGCATAGTTTTTCAGCTTGTCCATCCAACCCGACATGGAGGCGTCGCCCGCCTGTCCCGCGGTCAGCGAACCGCCCACCGCGTTCTTGATCTGACTGTCCAAGTCGGCCGGCGTGTAGCCATACGAGTAGGCCAGCTCGCGGGCCTGCTGTGTACGGGCCCCGAACTCGCCACCCGTGGGAGTCTGGCCGTTGGCCAGGCCCCAGTCGTACAGGGCGTTCCAGGTGAGCTGCTGCATGCCCTCCTCGTCGTAGCCCTTCAGCTGACCGTCGAGCCAGATCTTCTGGAACGTCGACTGCGGGATGTTGCCGAACCCGAACCGCATGGCGTAGCCGCCGATACGTTCGGCGCCGACCGTCATGGCGCGCTGCGCCTCGGCCGGGTCGGCAACCTGCTGGGTCACCCACTGCCGGGTGGGTGCGGACGTTGTCTTCCACCAGTTGGTGGAGGCCACAGCCATCTGGAACCGTTCGGCCGTCCACTTCTCGTTGACGGCCTGCTGCATGAGCCCGCCAATTTCGGGCACGGCCTGCGCCAGCATGGCCACGAAACCGTACTGCGCGCGAATGTCCTCAGGCGTAGGAGTGGTCATCGTCAGCTAACCCCCGGAAGGAACTGGGAGGAACCCATCATCTGCACGAACTGAGCCGCCAGGTTCCCGTACTGATTGGCCGCGGCCTCCTGCCCGAAGTGGCCTGTCACCCACGCCACCGCTTGACCTTCCGGGTCCAGTTGGGTGTTCGACTGACCCGCGTAGTAGGCAGCAGTGTTCTGCTCTTCCAGTCCGTGATAGTAGGCAACGAACTGGGCGGCTTCGTCCGCCGTCAGCTCGCGGCCCATGCGCTGGCGGCCGATAGATCCGACCAGGGACGTGAGCTGGGTGGCGTCCGTGTAGCGCACAGCACCACCCCCGCCGCTCCCACCTCCGCCATAGCCGCCACCGCCATGTCCGTAGCCGCCCTTGCCACCACTGCCAAAGTCGCCGTTGGCCTGCTCTTGCGCCGTCACATCGGCGGCCTGAGCGGTCAGCTCGGCGATGCTGTCATCGATCGCCACCTCGTCACCCTGGTTCTGCAAGATGGCCACCTGATTGGCCAACTGCTTCAACGCCGACAGATCCTCGGACGAGACGAACGCCTTTACCGGGTTGCCGTTCGCATCGGTGACGATGCGGGTTCGCTGCGCCTCCGCGGTCGAATCGGAACCGTATGCGGACGTCATGGCCATGGCTGTGATCATGTTCGCGGCCAGTTCGGGATCATGCCGCATCTCCGCGAACTTCGCTTGAATCCACTTGTCTGCCGTCTCGACATGGAGCAGGCCATGCTCATCTCGGATGACGAGGTAGGGCGACAGATTGCCAGCGCCAGTCACGTCAGAGAAAGAGCCGCTGTCAACCAGGCCGGGATAGGTGCCATCACCCCCGTCACCTTCGGGGCCAAGCATCTTGTGCTTGCGCTCCTGCCAAGCCGCATTCTTCAGGCGATAGGTGGACCACACGGACAGGTCGTTGAGCGTCGCCAGGAACGGGTTCTCGGTCAAGTCCTGATCGGTGAAGTACTTGGCCTTGGTGTCGTCACGGAAAGCGTTAGCCAGATCCTGGCCGGCCAGAAACCGGTCGGCATTCTGAAGGGGGTCCTTCTTGATGTCGTCCAACATCTGATTGACGGTCTTGGCAACCTTGCCACCCTCGGCCGTTTCCTTGACATTCCTGCGCACCTGCTCCTGCTGCTGCACCGGCAGGTCCAGGTAACGGTTGACTTCGGGCGCGTCACGCTTCTGCCAGTCCGCGATACCCACATAGCCGGCGCCCGCAGTACCAGGCAGCGGCGTGCCAGGCTTGCCGGTCTTCTCGTCCACCGCCCGCGGGGTCGTGGTGTCCGGCGTCAATGTCGCCGGTTCCGGGTTCGTGTAGCTACCGAGGATCTCCGGAATGCCGCCAACCGACACCTGCTCGTTGAAGCCGGGCCCCTGGATCGGCTTGCCGTCGGGACCGACCAGCCGCCCGAACGGATCGTGATGCATCTTGATCTCGGATGGCGGGGGCGGGCTGAACACTCGCGCGCTGGGCCCAGCCGGAATCGGCTTGCCGGGCGCCTTACCCTTGGGTGGCTTCGGCGGGGTTCGGCGGCGCAGCATGTCGGCTGCACGGGCGGCGTTGGCGGCCCGCTGATTGGCTAGCTGGGTGGCGCGAGACAGGGCGCCGGTAGAGCCGCCAGCCTTATAGGCATCGGGATCAGGCACAAGCTTACCTACCCTCGGTTACGCGCATGAGATTCCACAAGCCAGCCAGTGGGGTTTCCAGCCACTTCACATCGCCCGCATGCTGATACTGCTTGTTGGTGGTGGCACGGCCGGCATTGTTGTAGTAGTCGACCTTCATGTACCGCTGGCGGTACGACTGGTAGTCGGACCACATGGTGTTGATTTGCGGGCGCAGCTCGGTCAGCGACTGCGGAAGCGGGTCCGTGCCATCGGCCATGCGCTGCAAACTGGGGGCGATTTCAGAGTGAACGAAGTCGGGGTTTGATCGCCTGTTCAGCTCGGCCGATGCCAGCGGGTGCGAACGGCGCCAGCCGTCCTCCCAATCATCCATCTTAGCGTAGACAGACTTGGCTACCGACGGCTCCGACTTGGCCGCGGTGAAATACCGGGAACGAGTGTCGTAGTACTCGCTGATGTCGTCCGACAGGGTGACGTCGTTGTAGAACTCTTCGATGCTCTTGTGCGTCCTGACGTCCGACTTGAGCTGAAGCTTGTACGCCTCATTCGAGAAGTCGCCGTTGGAGGTGTCCTTCGGCATCAGGGCGATAGCTACCGTCGGGTTGTCCTGAACGAACTGCTTGTTGTCCAGCAGCCACTTCGTAGCCGCGATCGTGTACGGGGCGAAACCCTCTTCGGCGCCGGCAACCTTCGTGGAGCCGGTGGAGAACGCGGCAGGGTTCACGATCAGCTCGCCCGGATACCTGCGGGCGAACTCGGCCACCGCCTCGCTGTCGGCCCGGAAGAAGTTGTCGGGGTAGACGCGGGACATCTCGTTGCGGATCTCGAAGAACTCGCTGCGCAAGTTCGGCAAATGCTGTGCCCTCGCTACAGCGTCCAGCTCGACATCGTTGGGGTCGGCCACCTGCGGGGCGGCCGGCAGGAACGTGCCGAACACGGCACGCTGCAACATGATGTTCGTTGCCGTGGCCTTCACGCCATCCAGGTAGCGGGAACGCTCGGCCGGGCTGGCGTCCGGTCCCGGCGTCTGGCCCGCGGCCTCCGCATACATGAGGGCGGCGCGCATGGCCGACTGGAACTGGCCATCAGCGTCATCCTGCGAGGCGAACACGGAGAACCTGGAGAAGGCGGAAGGCAACAGGTTCCGCCACGCCAGTGGCCCGTCGGTCCCCTCGAAGTCCGAGCCGCCCGAGAAGCCCCGCTTCAACCGCTCCAAGTCCACCGTGGCGGAAGGCCACAGCTTCTCGGCCGCCGTCATAGACAGGCCGAAGATGGGGTTGGCCGAGAACTGTAGCGGGTTGGAGAAACCGGGGTTGAGGAACCGCACCTGCGACTTGAGCCCATCGAACTGGGGCACCCGCAACAGCTCGTCCGGCGCCAGACCGAGACCGACGGCAGCGTCAGCCATGACGCGTTGAGCCAGGGCCGTGCCGGGGTAGGCGAAGGTGAGATGGTATTCGGTGTTGCCCTCTTCATCCTGGTACGGCTCGTAGTGCACGATGCCGGTGTGGACGCCGGCCTGCATTAGAATGTTGGCGCGAGCCAGACCCTCGGGGTGGGCCTTAGTGGCGGAGATGAGGCGGCGCAGGAAGTCCTCTTGCGCCCGCTGGAACATCAACCACTTGTCGGCCATCTCGGAGAAGACGCTCTTCTCGATCGGATTGTCGGTCCCCATGAACACGCGGCTAACCGCACGATTGTTGACCGTAGCCTCAAGCAGGTGGGCGGCCTGGCCCTCCGACATTCCCTTGTCCACGAGAGCACTCATGAGTGGCGCCAACTCGTCCTGTGCCAGGCGGCGTTGGGCGACGAACGCGGGCATCATGAACAGCTTGTCCAAGGGCTCGGCCACGACGGCGCCGTAGGCGCGCGTAGCGAGATTGGACAAGCCGTGGGTGAAGCCCTGCTTCTCGGGGATCATGGGTGCGTAGATGGGGGCAACCATGCCCTCGGGTCGGACATCGGCCGGCAGCTTGCCCAGCTCGGCTGCGGACAGCTCCTTGCCGTCAGCCAGCTTGCGCAGCAGCGGCTCCACCTCGTCCGGGAAGTGGATCGAGACGCTGTCGCCGGACCGCTGCACCTTCCCGCCCATGTGGTGCACCAGGTCATCCACGGCACGCTTGGCCGCGGTCTCGGCCGCCACGATACGGTCCGCGTGGGACACGACAGGCTTGCCGTTGGGCAGGTACTGCAAGGCGGCGCCGTTGGAACGCATGCTCGCGCCCAACTCGTGCTCCGCGTACAGGTGCGCCATCAAGTTGTCGGGGCTGCCCAGGCGGGCGGGGTCGACCGGCAGGCCGTCCGGATAAAGCTTGCTGAGATTGTCGATCGCCAACTGATCCAAGTCTGGGGCGTGCGTTGGCGCCACGGCAGCCTTCGGATTCCCCGCCGCCGCGGGAACAAGAATGTTGTGCCTGTCCGTTCCACCCAGCTTGATCGCGGCTGCTCGCTGATCGTCGGTGAGGGAACGCTGCATGGCTTCCCCGACGATGTTGACGCCGTTCTTCCCCGAAAGGTTTTTCAGTGCGACATCAACTTCGGCGCGAGTCAAACCGGGAAGAAGGTCGCGTACATCCTTCAACGAATGGTAGTCGGCGCCAGTCTTGGAGCCGGCGCGCTGCTCTATCTGGCGTACCGCCTGGACTACCTGGTCCTCGTGGGACAGGGGAGCGTTTTGAACGCTTCGCGCACGCTCGTCGACCGGCACCAGGTGACGGTGCGCGATCCATCGCATGACCAGATCACCGGTCGGGTCGGCCTGTCGACGGCCCAACTCCGCGGCCCACAACTGCGGGTTGGTGTCGGCCCACTCATACCCGTTCACGATCTTCACCGGTCGGAACGAGACGTTCCTGCCCGCGGCATCGGTGATGCGCTTGCGGTCGGCATGCGTGGCTCGCTCCGCCATGGTCCATGCGTAACTGTCGGCGGCACTGCCGAAGCCCTTCGCCGCGGCCTGCAACATGTCGGCCGCCATCTCGCCATCCAGATATTCGGATAGTGGCGAGTCTCCGACGGCGCCGCCCTTCCTGGCGGCGCGCTCCGCACGAACCCTACGCAGGCGGTCGACTGGTCCCAGCATGGCCAACCTGCGCACGCGGGACTCGCTCTTGCTGGCCAGCATGGCGCCGTACTCGGTCAGATCCACGTCCTGCCCGAGGCGGGCCAGGATCTCCGCGGCACCAGGGTTGAAGCCGTCACGCTGAAGCATGGCCGACACAGTGGACACATACTCCTCAGGCTTGCTGCGCCGCACAGACTCCAACGCGTGCAGGTCGTCCGGCGTCAAGTTGTTGACGTGGTTAGCGAGACGCTCCAGGTCGTGGTCCGCGACCTTTCGCGTGAGCACGTCAGCCTTCACAGCCTGGCGCGCCTCCCGCGCGCCCTTCAACACGGCCGGGTCACGCCAAGCCGTGAACAGCCCCAGTTCGCCGCCCTGCCGGAACATGTTGGACCAGGTGGTGACCTTGCTCGACTTCCATGCCCTGACGAGGGCGTTGGCTGTCTGGCCGTCCGCCGTTCTGGTGACGGCGTTCAACAACCAGTTGCGGTTCGCCAAGCCTCGCAGCTCGCGCCAGTTCGGCAGCTCGATACCTTCTGACAGCTGCCACGGGTGCACCGCGGCAGGCATCTTCAGGTCGCCGACACGGATGTTGTTGTTATCCGGCGTGGTGTAGTACTCGCGGGCGCCAGCCTTGTAGCCGTTGATGTACTCGCCCTCGGGCACCAAGCCCTTGGTGAGCTGGTCCACGATCTTCTGCGCTTCGGGCGTGTTGCGCAGGTTCATCACATTCAGCAGGGACCCCATGGTCTGCCGGGTCATCACCCAACGCTCGGCCGGGTTGGCACCCGCATACATGGTGGTCATCATCTGCGCTTGACGCTTCGGCATGAACTGCGAAACCAGCTGCCCGAACACCTTCGGCGAGTCGGGCGAGGTCGGCACGATCACCTTGTTGGAGAAGGTGCGCTCGAAGTTCCGCCAGCCGCGGGAGAACATGTGGGAGATGCCGAACGTGTAGTTGTTGCGCAGCCACTCCGAAGAGTCCGGCGAGACCAACTGCTCCCAGCGGCCCTTGTCGTCCGCCAACACATGTCCGTTCAGGTCGATCGGCTTCTTGCCGACCTCCTTCAGCTGCTTCATCACCGACGCGTCGCGCCGCGTGAACGCCTCCAAGACGGGCGCAATCTTGTCGCGGATGGCGCCGTTGATGGAGAGCTGGCCGGGCAGCAGCAGGCGTGAACCGGTGATCTCGCGGCCAGCCGCCATCGCATCCAACAGGACGAATGTGGACAGTTCGTCAGCTATCTTGGCGCGCTCACCTGCGCGCTCCTCAGCGTCCAGCTTCGTGCCGTCGTCCTTGGTGAACCGCCACAGCGGTGCACCATCGCCCTTGACGTCGATAACCCAGGGCTGCACGCCGCGCGCCTTGTCGGCCGCGGCCTTCGCCTCGTCCTTCAACTCGTCCATGGTGCGGGCGCGAAGCGTGCCGACAGCGCCCGTGCGCTGCCCGATCAGAACATCCAGCGTCTTGTCGTAGCCGGGGTAGCGGCGAAGCCAGGACTGCCGCAGCTTCGCGGCATCAGGCGTGGACACGCCAGCCTGCGCGATGTCATCGGCGGTCTGCATGGCCTCATCGAAACGCTTGGCCACCGTGCCCTTCGGCATGTGGGCGTCATCGGACGCCTTCAACATCTGCAACGTGTTGTCGACGCGATCAGCTGGCATGCCGGCCACACCCCAACGGGCCGCGCGTACAGCCGCATAGCCTTTCGATGCCACCACCAGGGGGTCCAGGTTCCAGGTGACGATGGTGTCCACGATCGAAGAGGCAATCTGCCGACTGGTGGAGCCGGGTGCGAAGAACTGGCCCGGCTGCTGCTCCGACTCGGGAACGAAACCCTTCAAGATGCCCCAGCCAAGGGAGGCCTGCGAAGAATCGCCAACCTCCGATAGTAGCTCCTGGGCGTTCTTACCCTTGTCGCTGTTCGAGGCGCGCAGGATCAAGTCCTGGGCTTGCGGGGACAGGGCAGTGAAGGAGCGCCCCAAGTCTTCCATGGCGCCCGAGGTGACGATTTCGCGTGCGGCATCCACGTCGTCGGGGGCCCACCGACCCATGCCCTTGATCTTCTGGATGTTCTCGTCGGTGACGGGCGCCCGAACCTCGCCGAAGTCCTGGCTGTAGAAGTTGACTCGATCCCCGAAACGGTCGGGATTCAGTCCGCCCTGTTGGATGTCCCGTCGCTGCGCGTCGGAGACGTCTCCGGTGGTGCCACGGTAGATGCCCTCGCCCCAGTTTTCGGCACCCTGTACCAGGCCCAGGCCGAGGGAGGCCAGTCCACCGAGGACGGGCACGCGGTCCACCCAGTCGTTGGCTGTGTTGAGGGCTTTGTCGGCGGCGTTGTCGGAGGCGTAGCCCGCGGCGAGCGGGCCGGCCACGGCCCGGTTCCAGGCCCAGGTGGCGCCTTCCGCTACCGCCCCACCCACCGTCTGGGCAGCCTGTCCCACGTCCAGGGCGCGGTCGGCCAGCCAGCCCAGCGGGCCGGTGGTGCTGTCGGGGCGCTTGGCTTTGTCGCGGTTCTCGAGTTCTTTGACGCGGCCCTCGAACGTGGTTGCGGCTAAGCCGCCAGCTTCCCGCTTGGGGCGGGCCACATTCTCTTCACGTGAGGTGAAGCCGGCGCCTGCGATCTTCTTGTCTGTGTCGCGAACCTTGGACGCGTAGTAGGCGTCGAAGCCTCTCATAGCCAGGGCAAGCGGGACGTTCTTGTCCATCAGGCCCTTGAAGATTTCGGGTTCGTCGCGGAAGAGGCCGGCGCGCTGAAGGGCGGTGCTGTACCGCACCCGGTCGTCTTGGACGGGGCGAGCTGCTGCCTTGACGATGGCGTCAGGGTTGTCGATCTTCTGCCACCAGTACTTGCCAGCCGTGGCTACTGCCCTCCTTGTTGCGCGAATACGCCTATTTCGCCGCATGAGAAACGGGGCGAAAGGGGAAACGTTTACTGGCCCATGGAACTGAGCATGTTCACGAGGGCGGTCAAGCCCTCGTCACCGTTCGCGTACTCCGCGAGCTGGTCACTCACCCGCCGCAGAGGCTGCGGCGCCTGCCCGCCCACAACTTCGTTGCGGCCAGGGCCCATTGGGGCCCCCGCGGTGACCGGCACGGACGGATCTCCGGCGTCGAACAGGCCCGGCAAAGGCCGGGGTTCTGGCCCTGGAGCGGCCGGCTGAGCCTGGAGCTGGCGTGCCATGCTCGAAGGGCTAGGCCCAGGCGGCGTACTGGGCGCCGCAGCAAGCGGCGCGTCCTTCTGCTGCTGTTCGAACTGCTGTGCCTCCCCATACTTGGGGTCGGGCAGGGAACGGATCGGCTGCCCGCCAGCGTCAGTGCGCTGCGAGAGCGCGCCAGGGCCCGATACTTGGGCGGGGCTAGTCATCGGCGACCTCGTCGTGGAAGTCCGAGCCGGCGCCGAAGCCGATGGCGCGAGCGCCAGTCGCCCTCTTGAGAAGGTCGGCGCAGTGCGTGGTCAGCTTCTGGAGGGCTTTGCGATCGAGGTCAACCTTCTGATTGACGGTGACGACACCTTTACCTTCGATGGCGACCTGAATCTCCACTAGACACCTCCTGTGTAGCAGCGAGGAGTCCCGGCGATGCCATCTTCGATGAATCGCATTATGCTCCGATCGCTCTCTTGCGGCTGATGCTTGCTTCCATGATTGGCCGGCCATTCCCGCGCAAAGAACTCAGCAAGCCCTGCACCGTGGGCATACCGCCCGGCGCCTGCCCCGCCTGCCCGTACGGCACGCCCTCCGTGAGGCCGTTGTCGCGTATCCCAGGCGGCAGTTCGGGCCCTCCGGGGCCCCCAGGCTGGGGCGGGCCGCCCTGCTGCGGGATGGCACCCTCAGGGGCGGCAGGCTCTTCCGGCTTCTCGGCCGGCGTGAAGGCTTTGATGAGCGCGTCTTCCATGGACGCGCCCTTCTTGCGCAGCGTCATCACCATGGCCATGGCTTTCAAGACGGGCAGCGGGTCCTGCCCCTGCATCACCATGGGCCCGAACGCCTGTGATAGGCCCATCAGGCCCTGGCGGGCGGCCTGCGCCATACCCTCCAAGTCGATCTGGCGTTGCTCCTCGTCCGGATCAAGATCGAACGGTAGCTGCCTGCGCGTGGTGTCCTGCGAGATCAGTCCACCACCCAGCAGTTGAAGCAGGGCAACGATGGCCTGCGCCGGGGTCTGGCCACTGGAGAACCCGTAGGTAACCTTGCAGCCGTAGGAGTCGCCGATGTCTTTGGCCGGCGTGTAAGTGACCTCGAACGGCTTGCCCGTCAACACGCCCGTGATCTTCTTCTGTGTGTTGGGCCACAAGGCCACGTCCAGGGCGAAGCACAGCTCCGTGACCTCTTCGAGGGCCCGCCCAATCACCGTTTGCATGGTGCGGACCTGGGTGTTCATGGTGCCCATCAGGGCTTCCACGCCCTGGCCCGTGATGATGTTGGCGGTAACCCCGCCAGTGCGGGCCTCCGGATACCGGGAGCCCTCCTTCACCGCCTGATCCAACTGGGCGGTGACCGCGAACACGTCATCCGGGATGTCCAGGCGGACACGCTGGATCTGCTGCGGGTTCTGGGACCGTAGGGTGGCGTCGGGGCCGTACGGGAACTCCTGCACATCGTCAGGCAGGGCAATGGGCGCGTTGACCGCCTTGTCCGCGGCGTTCAACTGGTACTGCACCATCACGTGCTTGGCGAGCATGGGGAACACGGCGTCATCGAACTGACCGCGGGGCGTGTCCTCCTGGTCGGGGCGCTCGGCGATGGCCACCAGCGCCATGCCGGTCGGGTTGTCCCACTCGGCCAAGACCGTGTAGCCGCAGTCCGGCAGGTAGACCACGTTCCGCTTCTGGTCCATGTAGGTGACCAGCTGAACAGTCTCGGAAGCGCTCCGCTTCCGGCCGTTCGTGTACTCGATGAACGCGGCGGAGTCGGGATAGCGGGAGATGAGGGTGAGCACGTCGACCCACGTCACCTTCGCGTACCAAACGACCCGGCCGAAACGATCCTTGTAGTAGTAGGCGCCGAACGGCGACTCCCAGCGGATGCGCGGGCACTGGGCCTTGAAGTCTGGCTCCACGATGTAGGCGCCGTGCGCGTACGCCAGGGCGCTGTCACAGAAGTTGATGTTCTGGAGCGCCAGGCGTGAATGCTCCCAGTAGTAGGACGCGATCTTGTTCTTCTTCGCGGCGCGGGCAGTATCCGTCGCCGAAGTCATATTGCCCGAAGCGCAAGCCAGGGACGGCAGTGGCGCCACCAGCTCGGCCGTGTCTCGCGCGGCGTTGTCGATGGTGTTGGCAATCGCCATCTGAGGCATCTCATCGGCGAAGTGGCCAGGGAACTCCTCGTGCAAGCGCCCGCGGCGGACAGTGCGTACCAGGAAAGAGTCCCGGTCGCGGGTGGAGCAGCGCATGCGCATGTTCTCCACATGGGTGTGGATGCTCTTCAGTTCCTCTGAGTCCACGCTATGCTACTTCCACTTGATCAAAGCGGTAAACACCGCGACGGGCAATGGCCCCGCGAGAAACGTACTTCGACTTAGTGTGGGTCTGCTGACCCAAACCGCCCCGTAGATATTGTCTCACGCCCAGTTCGGCAAACCAGAGAGCCATCACCAGGTCCTGAACCTGCTTCTTGTTGTCCGCATCCCACCGCTTCAACTGCTCGGTGAGCGTCTTCACGTGCGGGTTGCGCCGTGGCGCCGGGAAACAGATAGGGCCGGTACCGCTGGGTACCGCCACCAGGCGGTCCCCGATCTCCTCCGCGCACGGCAAGATGAGGGGAACCAGAGTTCCCTCCACCCCCATAATCGGGTCCCACTTGTTGTTGGTCGTCTGGTGCTCAACCAGTCGGGCGCCGTGGGCGGTCAGGAAGTCTCGAATCTCGGGTAGCTGGGTGATGAACTGCTGAACAGCGTTCTTCTCAATCCGCCACTCGTTGACGCTGTACTTGACCGTCCAGTCCTTCAACAGCTGAATGGTGATGCGGGGCACCGCGCCCCGCTTGTTCCACACGTCCAGCACCCAACGGTGAGCGCCTATGCCCTCGCGCTTGTCAACGCCCATCACGATCATCGCGTTGCACCCGGCAGACGACGCCGGGTCCCACGAGGCCACCACATACAGCCCTTGGTTGCCCTCACGTCTATGGCCCGGCGCCCCAGGCGTCATCACGCCGTGGAATCGGCGCTGATTGACCGCACCATCCACGCATTCGGTCGGGAAGGTGGCCTCATCCGACACGTCGGACTGCTGATAGACGAACTCGAAGCGCCGCGGGTCCGGCATCGACGCCTTCGCCTTCGCGATGGATCGCGGCGGCATGTGCTCAGGCCACAGCACCTCCCAATCGGCCGATGGGCCGGGGTAGCCGTCCAAGACGGCCGGCTGAGCGAAGTAGGTGTAGAACGGCCTGTCAAACTCGTCCTTCGCGTTGTCGCGCAGGTGACGGTAGATGTCCGTCACGGCGACGCGAGTGCCCAAGACGAGCAGAACGCCCGTCTTCTTGTCGAGCCGGGAGTAGATCGTCTGGCCGATGGTGGCGCCGTGCGCCTCATACTGGCTTGCGGTGTTCTCGTCCTCGATGTCGTCGAGGATCATCACGTCGAAACGGGTCCCGTAGATGCGAGAGCCCATCGACAGGGCCTCCACGGTCGGGTCCTTCATGCGCTTGGTACGGCCGCGCACGTAGATCATGTTCTCGCGCCAGGCCAGGCCCTCGGCCTTGTCCGTGGAGCGCCAGCCGCCAGCCGGCGCGAACGCCGCATGCAGCTCTGGATACATGTCCGGGCGGTCGAGGATCTCTTTCAACTCGAAAAGGAACTTCTTGGTCAGGTTCTGGCCGTTCGAGATGAACGCGATACGCACGTTCGGGTCCTTGGCGATCCGCCAGGCCGCGTACTGCACGCCCCACACCGTCGACTTGGCGTGCTCGGGCGGGAAGTTCATGATGACCTGGACAGTCTCGTCATCAGCGTCCCCAGCGCCCTGCTGGAACTCCATCGAGTCCCGCAGGTCCCGCGGTGGGCGGCCGTTCAGGACGTCCCACGCGCGCAGGTGGTGGTGCGGTAGCGCCTGATACAAGTACCGCTCGCAGAACTCGGGAAAGTCCGGCACTTCTGAGGTGGCCTTGTCTCCCGACTGGAGGGCGGCGTGAATCTTGTCGGCGCGTTCCTTGAACGTGGCGTCGTTCTTACGCCAGTCCTTCCACGTCTCATACGACCTGCCCACGGCCTGCATGGCGTCCTTGACGGATACGCCAGCAGCACGCTTCGCGAGGACAATCTCCTTGGCCTCAGATGGGGAGATCTTCAAGAAGGGCTCCATGTTAACGAGCGTTAACCGCAGCCAGCGTGTTAGGTTCCGCTTCGCGGATATGTCCTACACGGATGACGAGGGGGTAGAAAAAGGGCCGGGAAAGTGACTGACTGACCCGGCAGCGCGCTACTGGAAGCGCTGCACCGTACGAGCGGGAGCGAGTGCTTGACGGGGGCTGGAAGCCCCTCAGGCAGGAACACTTGGCCCCTTCGTAATACTAGCAACCGCGAAAAGCCATACCCCTAGCTCTCCTTCACGACCCACTGAACCGGGGCCCCATGCAGGGCCGGACCGCGACACAACCTGCCCTCCACAGAACTCGAAGCCAGCAACTGCGCCTTCAGGCGCGGAGAGAAGATCGGGACCGACTCGTACACGGTCCCCTCCCACATGCCACTACCGACCTCGACACGGGCATACACAGGCCACCGAGTCCCAAACGAGGTCAGCACCTCTCGCTCCTCCGAGATGGCCCGAATCCGCACCTGGCGCCCCTCGAAGAGGCGCTCCTTCCACATCGGCTTCTGCATGTATCCAGCCTAGAAACCACCCTGACCCCTATCGAGGGATTCCATCCCCCCGTTCCCCCCGCCATCCCCCCACGCCAGGAGCCCATCCCACCCCACGCAGAATCACCACACATTTGTACGCGGAGAGTATATATATAACACACTACTAGTAACAAACAGGGGGGTGCGCTCGCGCGCCCGCGCTAGCCAGCGGCCGGCCGCTGCACCTGTGCTGACCTGCATAAATACACAGATGTAAGATCATGTACTACCCCTCCCCCCTCCCCCCACCCGGGGTATCTGTCCCGACTATGAGGGTAGATAACCGGAGAGTGCCTCCGGTTCGAGAGGTCGGACCGGTTCAGCGGTATGTGTGACTCGCGGTAACAGGTAGCTCCAGCTGGGCTCTCTCGCCGTGACCGTATCGTGACTTGACTGGCGCTAGCTTTCGCGGTTGTCTTGTGTGGCAGCAAGCAGGACAGCACGAAAGCTCGGAGGCGGAGATGGACAGGATGTACGGGTTCACCAGTCAGGGTGAGCGGGTGCGCATCTACCGCCACGTGTCGGCCAATGACCACTACGTGGTGCGCCTGGTCCTGGGCAACGGCCGGGTGCAGCGCCTGGCCCGCACGCTGCCGGCGAGCGAGATCACCTTGGAGGAGAAGTGATCATGGACATGGCGGAGGCTCGGTACCTGGTGATCGAGGACACGAGGGAGCAGGACCCTGACCGGATGAAGGGCCGGCCGGACGTCGAAGTGTTGGCGTTCGTCACGGCCGAGTTGTCGGGTGACACGGCGACGGTGGACATGGTGACGGAGGACGACCCCCAGCTGGGGGCGGCGTACCGCCTAGTGCTGGGCATGACTGTCTCCTGATCGGGTTGGGTGGTGCTCGCCGGCACGCGAGCACTCGCCCTGTTCGATCAAGTACTTTGAGGAGAGAGTGAACGCGATGGGTTGCACCTGCGGTATCCCGAACCTAGCTAACACCCACTACTGCGTGATCATCGGCAAGGGTGACTCGCGCACTGGTACCGAGACGGACTACGTGAACATCTACGTGTGCTCCGCTCACGACCCCGGTACCGAGGACTTCGACGACGTTCGGACCCTTTTCGCCTTCGACGGGCCCGACGAGTGGGACGTGCTTGAGGTCACTCGTACCGAGATCCGCTGAGCAGCTTGCGCCATGCATGTTCGGGGACGTGTGTGGCGCTGGAAGTTCAGCGATGCGAGAGGATGGGAACATGAGTGAATTCCGATTGGTGATCAAGACTGACAACGCCGCCTTCGAGGACTACCCGCGTGAAGTGGCGCGCATACTGCGCCTAGTCGCCGACAAGGTGGAGGACGGTGAACCAACGGGTTCGGCCCGCGACGCCAACGGCAATACGGTGGCCGCGTTCGGGCCCGAGGGCCAGCTGTAGTAGTCGAGGTAGCCCGGAAGGTCAACTGCGCCGGTTCGACTCCGGCGCCGGGCACGACAGTGACGGAGTCATCTGTCGCTGAGGACCGGTCGAAAACGCGACGGTCTGAACACGTACTGGAATCCCCTGAATTTGTGAGGTGTGTTTGTCATGCGCAAGAACTTCAAGAGCGCGCTGCTGGTGGCCGCAGTTGCGGCCGTGGCCCTGGCCGGCGTGTCGGTGGGCGTGTTCGCCTACGCGCAGTCGCTGCACGTGGAGCCGGCTCCGGTCACGGTGACTGGCTGCCCCACCGAGGACAGCTGCATCGTGGACTACAGCCACGGTGCGTGGACCATCACGCAGGCGACCCCGTGAGATGCGCACTGTGCGACCTGGCCGGCGAGCATGCGGACGAGGTGAGCGAGACCGTGTTCTGCGAGCAGCATGCCGGACCACTGTCGTGGCCGGACTGCACGGTGAACGTGTACTCGGCCGCGCTGCGCATGGCCGGCTACTACGACCAGGCGTTGCCACTACCGGTGAGGGGCGCGGCGTGAAGGAGTACTACGTCCAGCGCGGCGACATCTACCTGGACGCGCTGTTGGAGGCGCGGAAAGTGGTCGGAGAGCTGACCGGAGGGCAGGCCAGGGAGCTTCAAGATCAGGTCTCGGACCTGATCACGGCGGCGATAGCGAAGGTGGGCGAACTCGATGACCGATCGTGATAAGACATCTGCGGAGCAGCGTGTAGGGAGACCGGATCTTCCTTCGGTCGACCGGCCATCCGGCGCGCCGACCATGTCGGATGCGCAGCTGATCGACGCGCTCTCCACTGGAGCGCTCAGTCCCGTGACCACGTGCCCGTGTGGTGTTATGCGTTCGATCATGCCTGCCTTCCATCGTGCCGCGACTGACCACGACTGCGTGCACCATCCGCGCCGTAGCTGCGGTACCTGTCGCAGCGCTGACCGCATGTTGGCAGGGGTGGTGGCGCGACTGCGGGCCGAGGTTGAGCACGGCCCGTTCATCGTCGCGTAGCTATCCTTCCCGGCCATTGTGCTCTGCCTCGTGCAGGTCGAGGACTTGCATGTCCTCCTCGTATCTGCCGCACGCATAGCACGTGTGGTACAGCCGGTTGATGTGCGCCTCTTTCGACTCGCCATCTAGTGGCTGTAGCCAAGGCTTGGACGGCGGATAGTCGCCGGGCTCCGGCGTGTCGATGACGCGTGGAATGTAGGGCTCCGGTTCGACCACGCCGTTGACGATGCGTGCGGTAGCGGAGCTATCCGCCGCTGACGCCAGCCCCTTCGCCGTGGCGATTATGCGCCGGACTCGCTCCGGTCCGTACGCGCCACTCACTGCGGCCCCTCATTCGCCCTGCTCATCGCTCCTCCTCGCGTTCTTGACCTGCGAGGATTGTAACACTCGGGCCCATGCAATTGCAGATGCAATGGAACAGTGCGCATGTCTTGCAACGAAAGCTAGCGCAACGTAAGTTTCAACACGAAAGTCAACTCGAAAGGCGCTGACATGAACCACGTCATTGACGAAGCCAGGCTGGCCGAAGTCTCTTGGGCCTCGGCTTCATCGAACCAACACGCAACGTAGATCAGGGACTCCGCGGCCTGATTGTCACGGTGGGCGTGCTCATATGTGGCGTGCTCGCCACCTACGCAGTAAGATCGGTACTCCGTCAACGAAGGGAGGTCAGTCGCGAAGATTAACTTCCGCATGACACAGCTGAGCCCCCGGCACGCTAGACCGGGGGCTCACGCATGCACTGTTACTTCTTCTTGTAAGGCGGGGGCTTCTTCTTGTCCCCCGGCTTCTCGCCCTTCTTGGCGAAGGGGTTGGGCTTGCCGCCCTTGCCCTTGGGCGGCGGCGGCTTCTTCTTGGCATCTGCCATGCTGATCACCTCCTCACGTGTTCGACGTAAGTCAGGTGCCGAGGTCATCCCAGTTGGTGCCCTCAAAGTGCATGATGGCGAGAGCGTTGAACACGACGGCGGCAAGATGATCCTCGTCCCGCTCGCCCAGGCGGTACGCCTCCACATGCCGCATCAGCGAGGCCATGAACCGGGACGAGGGCATGCCCATCGCCCAGTTGTTGTCACCATACTTGACGGCGCCGCGCGCCATCAGCTCGGCCACCCTCTTGAGGGGTGCCGCTGCGATCAGGTCGTACCGCGGCTTACCTTCTTGCGTGTCACGTCTGGCGCCGGAATCGTACTCTTCCCGCTGGCCACTGTCCTTGGTGACGTACTCGGTCACGCCGCCTTCACCTCATCGCCGAAGCCGTGCGTCCTGACCGGCATGCGCAAACTCTGAGCCACGTGCACCTCCAGCTGGGCGCCCCTGCTCTGCTCCCAGCCCGGGAGAGCAACAACCTCGTCGCACTCAAGCAACTTGACCAAGTCGTAGCGAAGGTAGTCTTCCCACTCCCAGCCCTCGATCACGCCCTTGTCGGCCGGGTTCTCCACCTCGTAGCCCGCAGCGCGCAGCTGCTCCGCCGCGGCGTTGAAGGCGGGGAAGTTGTGGCCATTGATGCCGGACATCGGGCCCGACACGTAGACGCGCGTCATGCGATACCTCGCTCATCCACCCTGGCGATAGCCGTCTTGCCCCTTGACCATCCGCCACAGTCATTGCAGCGGTACTGCTGGAAGGTGGACAGTGCGGTGTAGGCGTAGCCTCTGCGCTCCAGATCCACGCTCGCGCACCTGTTGCAGCAGTGCTCCCGATCCGTGTACAGGCCCATGTGCGGGTGGTTGTGGATGCGGGGCAGCAGCCTGCGGTACACGCCCTTGGTGAGACGTACGTCACCGATGTTGTATCGGCGCATGCGTGCCCACGCCCTCTCGTCGCCGGCCATGCACGCCATCCACAAGGCGTGACCCTCGTGCTTCACCTTCGAGCCCACGCCCAGCTGCTGCGCCACGTTGTCCAGCTTGTTCGACTCGAAGCGGAAGTGCTTACGCACCACTCGCAACAGGTCCACGTCCAGGGTGGGTGACTCGACCGGCAGGCCGGCAACCTCGATCTCGGTACGCAGATGCGGTAGGTCGAAGGCGACCTGGTTGTATCCGACCGTGATGTCCGCCTCGTCCAAGAGGCGCCGGGCCTGCGACACCATCTCTTCCGTGCCGTGGTGGAACTCGGAGTAGAACTCCACCTTGGACTTGTCCTCCCAGGACGCTGCGAAGCAGATGGTGCGCCCGAACTGCTCCACCTGGGACAGTGGTGTCGAGTGCTTGTCGAACAGCCGCCACTTGTGGACGATGTTGGGTGCGCGTTCGATGTCGAGCACCAGAATGCGCGGGCCTGTACTCACGCGCCCGCCTCTCGCGCCGCACGCAACGCGGCCAGGCGCTGGGCTTCCGCCTGCTTGAACGCCTCGATCTGGCGCAAGCGTTCCGCCTCGTCCGCGTCTCGCTGCCCGCCGTTGCGGATGCGATCCGCGGCACTAATGTCGTCCTCCGCCAAGGCGGGCACCTTCCCTTCGTCCACGATGGCCAAGCCGGAGTAGTCCCCATCCCCCGTCAGATGACAATGCACCTGCTCGACCGCGGCGCCCGCCAGCTCCTCCCGCAACGCCTTCTGGGCGAACGAGAAGAGGAGGGAAGACATGGTGTGTCTACGCATGTGATCCACCCTCACCATGAGTTGGTAGCTGACGTCTCCGGCGAACACGGCTAGCCGGCCGTCTTGCGTGGTCGACCAGGCTGGCGCTTGACTGGTGCCGCAACGGGCGGCTGCACATCGAGACCAAACTCTTCCCTCATTGCGGCCAGGTTGCTGGCTTCAGCGTCGCTGGCCGGCGTCTGCATCGGCTCGTATCGAGTGACAAGCCAGTCGATCAGGTCGCCGGCCAGCTCTTCCGACATCAGCCGACTGGAGTCGGGCTGATACAGGTACAGCGTGCCGTCCTCATTGAATCGGACGGTCACGCCACCAATGCGGACCTCGTTGCTCACGACTTCCCCTTTTTGACGAGAAGGTAGATCGGGAATCCGACTACGAGCAGGGTTATGGCCCCCGCAATGGGGCCCCAGGTCGGAGCGAGTACACACCACCATGACCAGTCGATGACGTGCGTCAGCTTGAGCACGACGAAGGCCACGGTGAGCAGAGTGCTGAGTCCGATCCCGCCACTGCTCGAAGAAGTCTTCTCGCTCACCGCCCAGCCGCCTTCTCGTAGTCACGGATAGCGCCGGCCAGCTGCCATTGCAGGAACAGTGCGTCCTTGATGTCGAGATCCGCGTGACATCCGAAGTCGGTAGAGATCCCTGAGATCCGGACGCGAACGACCTCTTCGAGGGCGGAGAGGCGGAGGTAATACGCCTCAGCTTCCAGGTCTTCAATCATGGCCCAGCACCTTTGCTCGAAGGGCCTGTGGCCCATGCTGAACGAGGAAGGAGGACACATCCTCGCCATCCGGAAACTGCACTACACGTGCATGATAGATCGACTGACCGACATTAGACGCGAACTTGTCCCGCGCCTTGTCGCCCGCCTTGAACCCGTCCTGAAGGCCTATCACTTCCTCGTAGCCCTCGAAGCAGTACTGCCAGTGCGGCTTCCAGTTCGTGCCGCCAGGGATACCCACCGCGGGCAGGCCCGACACATCGCAGGCCACCGCATCCAGCTCGCCCTCGGTCACGCAGATGAAGCGACTGTCCACCCAGAACTGGAGTGCTCCGAACAGGAAGAGGCCCTGCCCTTTCTCCCCGTCATACTTCGGATGCCCCTCGCATTTGCCTTCGCATTTGATGCACCTGAACTTCATGGCCATGGTGCCGGCCCTGCTCAGGTAGGGGATGGACAGGTAGCCCTTGAACCGCTCGTGCCCTGGCAACGGGTCCAGCACGTAGCCGAGTTGCCATCTGTCGATGATCTCGTCAGTCAGTCCACGGCTCTCCCGCAAATAGGTCCGAGCCAGGTCTACGCACTCCGCGTACTCTTTCGTGGCCCGGTCCAGCAAGCTCCTCCGCTTGACCGAGGGCAGTCTTAAAGTCGGTTCCTTCGACATGCATCAACAGCCCCACTGCATCTTCTGTCTTATCCAAACAGCCGGACCAGCAGAAGAAGCGATTGATCTCAAGGTTGACGGAACCGCTAGGCGACGAGTCCGGATGTAGCGGGCACAGGATTTTCGACCAGCCGCGGTGACGCGCCCTCGACAGGTCTGCCCCCAGGTATTCCAGCACTGGCGCTATCGGCAGATTCAGGGGCTCGCGTGACCGTCGCGCCATCGCACTCCTCCCCATATGTCCGACCGTCTGGGTTCGGCCCGCTGAGGTGTTTCGGCCGGCAAGGGCAGTAGAGATCGCGGCACGTTTCGGCCATGCCAGCTACTGGCCACGAGAATGCGTCGATCATCGTCTCGCCTTTCTTCGACGTGGCGCCGGTTCGGCATCCGGTACCACCCGAACACCGATCACGGCCACGGCGGTCGGCGCCTCCAAGTAGTCGGCTGCCCGACGCAACGTTTCAGGGTTGTCTCGTGCCGCGGTCAGCAGGCGCCCGTTGCACAGCCTGCAAAGCAGGCCCCTCACAACCCCGTCAGAGTGCCTGTGGTCCACGTTCAGGCGGTAGCTGCGCGTCTGCATGCAGATGGCGCAGGCGCCCTGCTGGGCGGCGAGGATGGCCGTGTACTCGTCGGCCGTGATGCCGTAGGTCTTGCCGATGCGGGCCGCATGGTTGGTGGTGCGGGATCGGGTGCGCTGGCATGTCACACACACCCGACCCCGGGCACTCTTGTAGAAGCGTTCGGTCCGGCCCCTGCCGCACTTCTGGCAGGGCCTGCGCTTCTCGACCATCAGTCGACTGCCTCGAAGGAGGCCGTGAACATCTCGTCAGTGCACGCACCCTTGCCCTCGCCCGACCTGTCGATGAGCCACTCGCCCACGTTGGCTATCCGGCTAGCGCCGGGGGCGCAGCCGGATATGAGCGTGAGAGAGGTGCTCCCGTCGGGGTAGTAGGTGATGGACGCACCCCACCTGTCGGCGATGGCGGCCAGCTGAGCCAGGTCGCCTTCGACCTTCTCGGCGAAGATGGGCACAGCCTTCAGCTGGTACTCGCCGAGACCCTGTTTGCGCTGGTCGTTCATCAGAACACGTCCTCTGGCTTGGCGACGGAACGCACGAAGGCCATGAAGCCTTCCTGCAGGTGAGTCTTGGCCAGCGCCAGCCAGCGACGATCGATGTCGTCGCGTCGGCTGATGGAACGCCACAGTAGCCCGACCTCGCGTTCGAGATCTTTGACGGCGTTGATGTCGCTCAGGTCGAAGTCCGACAGTTCGCGGTACCCACTGATCGGCTGGTCGGACATCAGCTGACCTGTCCCGTGTTGGGGTTGCCGTCGCGGTTGCGCCGGTCGATCTCGTCCACGATCTCGGCGGCCGAAGGCATCAACGGCAGGATCACCCGCGCCAGCTCGGCCAAGTCCACGCCGCCCAGCTGGAGCGCGTCGACCTGCGCCTTCACATCCTGCGCCAGCGACACGGCCGCGTTCACCCGGCCCACCACGTAGCCCAGCTGGCGAGAAAGGTTGCTCTGCTCGTAGTCCTGCCCGGACACCACCGTCTTCCAGACGGCGGCAAGGGCGGCGTCCTGCTCCGAGTTCATGTCTTCCTCCGTGATCGGTTTGAGAATCAGGTTGCGGTCGCAGGTGATCCCACCCACCTGGACCTGAACGTTGTTGTCCTGCCACACATGCACATGCCCGGCCACGTCCGAGCGCCGCCCCGACTGCCAGAAGTAGGAGGCGTGACCGAGCGCCAAGTCGACGGCGTTGCGGAAGCCGTACGCACCCACGCGCGACACGCTCAGCACCGACGCGGCGCCGTCCAGGTAGCCCCGCCATGCGCCAGCGTCGGGCACGGTGGTCCGGTCGTTGGTGAAGAAGATGGGACCGATGTAGCCCAGGTATTGCGCGCCCGCAAGCGCCCTGCGTGCGTGCTCCTGGCCCGCGAGGTAGCCGCCGTCAGATGCGGTGGTAGTGGTCTGCATCACCAGCAGCACGTCCAGGCCAGCAGCCTTGTGCGACTGGTACTCGGCCAGGTTGGTGTGCTTGGTGCCCAGGTTCGGCGGGCTGTCGATGTAGCGGATGGCTCCGCTATAGCCGGCCGCCTTGATGGTGTTGCCGGACAGACGCGCAGCTGAGTAGTCTAGGTAGTAGGGCATCACTTACCCCAGCTGACGGTGACCTTCACTGTCGACAGCAGTTCGTTGACCTTCTCGGCATCCTGAGTCGAGAAGTCCTCGCCCGCGAAGTAGTCCTCCGCCATCTCGTGGATGATTAGCCATTCGATGTCGGTCGCGTGCTCCTCGATCAGGTACTCCGCGTACCCCTTCAATTCCTGCTCGGTCACGAATCCACCTCCTCCCAATCCGCTAGCTCAACCTCCGGGTACTCAAGGTTGTCCCAGATGTACTCATCCAGTTCATCGAGTGTGACATCGGCAGGAATGTCAATCTCCTGCACCGTGGCCACCTCCGTACGCCAATACGCCCTGACCTTCACGGCTCCAACCTCTTCAAGTCTGCATAGTCGAGCGCATCACGCTCGCGCCCATAGAACTTGGCGAGGAGAACGTCATCCTCGTAAACCCACCAAGCATCACCGCGGTCGCAACTGACCGCTTCGACGTGGATCTCTCGCATGCGAATTCCTAACTCGCCATCATTCGCTCGTAATCAACAGTCACCGGTACCCGCACGCCCAAACCCGAAGGATCGGCTGCGGCCTCACGACACTTCACCACCGACAGAAACACGGTGTCGGAGAATGCGCCCCGACACACCGTCAGCACGAGGCTCGACTTCTTGGTGGCCTTGAAGTTGACGCCGGCCAACGGGATCGTTGTCCGGCCGTCCTCGTACTGTCCGTTCACGTGCGCGAGAACCACGACGGCCGTGTTCGCTATCCGGGCCAGTGCACACAACGCCTGCTCCGCCTCCGAGTAGGCGGGGAACGATTCCTCCCCCGCCACATCCATCATGTTGTCGACCACGATCAGATGCGGTAGTTCGCCCCACAGTTCGGCGAACGCCCACACCCTGTCACGAATCTCAACCATGTCGGGCGAGCCTGGGAAGTCCCAGCGGACGTACTCGTCAATGGTATCGAACGTCCTGCGGGCTTTCTGCGAAGTGATATCCAGTTCGGCTTCGGCCTCTTCACGGGTGAACCCGTTCCAGGCTTGTGTCACGCGGATGGACATGGAGGTTTCGTCCCCGTCCATCGCCAGATACAGGGTGGGCACGCCCGCGTTGATGGCCAGGTTGATGGCCAACACCGACTTGCCCACGCCTGGTGCTGAGGCCACCACATGCAGGTGGCCACGCCGGAACTGGACCTGCTTGTCCCCGAGGGTGCGGTAGACGGTCGGCAGTGGGAGTCCCGCACTCCCACTGCGCCGCGCCGCCTGACGAAGACTAGGCATCCTCGCCCTTGACGATGGCGTCGTACCACCGCATCGCCCAGCGAGCGTCACCCTCGGCCGTGTGTCGCTCCTCCTCGGTCGGCGGCGACACGCCGCAAGCCTGAGACAGCGCGTCCGATTTCCACGGCAGGTCGACCGGCACGCCATGCCGGGCCGAAAGGTACCCGACGGCCAACGCCTCCACGTCGATGAGGTGGTAGTGCCACGCCGGGATCAACCCCTGCGAGCGAAGTAGCTTGTCGAGAACCTCGGAGTCGAAGTTCGGTACCGCTCCGACAAGGTGTGCACCATGAGTGAATTGGGCCACCCACTCCGCCGCTTGCGGCAAGGAGGTCAGGCCCGCAGCAGGGATCGAGGTCTTCCGACTCAGGTATCGACCCTGCGGGTGACGGTCGTAGAACCCGCCGATCTTCAAGCCGAAGGGGTCTGCGTTCGAGAGATCCACGGGGAGCATGTAGTTCGCCACCCGTTCTTTGCCGTCCTCTTCGCGACGGATTATGGCGATCTCCCACGCATGGCGACCGGGATGTACACCCGTGGTTTCGGTGTCGACGAATGCGAGAGCGGCCACGTCAGGCCGCCGACAGAGCGTCGATGGCATCCTGCAAGGTGGCCTCGGACACCTTCATGCCCTTGGGGCCGTTGGCGTTGATGCGGTCCTTGCTGGCGCCGTTGTAGGCGTTGAAGTAGACGCCGCCGAACTTGGACTTGCGCGCCTCGATGGTGTAGCCGTCGTGCTCGCCCAGCTTGACGGCCTCCGGCTCCGCCTCCTGCCGGCCCTTGTTGCCGAAGCCGCCACTCGTGGGCTGAACCTCGGTGGTCTTGCCGAACGCCTTCTTCACGGTCTCGACCGCGGCGCCGGTCGAGCCGGCCTCCGCCTTCAGCTCGCGCAGCTCCTGCTCCGCCGAGAGCAGCTCCTGGAACGTGTCGGCTTCTGCCTCCCAGTACTCGTAGGCGACGGGGCTTGCGACTCGGACGGTGTACTTCGTGGACACAGGTGTCTCCTGTTTCGTTATTCGTGACTGTAGAAAACAATGACGAGGCAGACGACAAGAATGGCTGCCAGCAACTTGCCTCTCTCTAATCCAGAAACCAGCGGCAGTGACGCTTGACGTCACACATCTGACACGCCTCGCCGGGGGCTGGAAGAAACCAGCCTTCGCTAATCATGTGGGCCGACTGCACATGCATTGCGGCTAGCCGGTTCTCGTCCCAGTGCCGGTAGTCTTTCAGCTCAGTCGTGGTTCCACGGCGAGATTCATAATAGGCGGCATGACCGACATTAAAGCCGGCCTGACGCAGCGCCACCAGATAGGTGGGCAGCTGTGCGGTGACCCGCCTCTTGCTCCACGTCTTGGTGTCGATAGCCACCAACTGGCCAGTCTCCGGTATCTGGAAGATGCGGTCTATCTTGACGATCTCCTCCACCCCCTGAAGGGTGTACTTGATCTCGAACTCGATGCCCGGAACCATGGTCCCGTCGTCATCCTCGAACATGTCCGCGATGAACCACGCCGTCTGCGCCCGCCAGCTGATGTACTTACGGATCATGTCCGGGCCTACCTCGGACTGGAACTTGGTGAGCACCGCCTCATTGGCGTCCCGCTTGTGCGCCGGATTGTCCCAGTCTTTGAAGGCGAAGCCCGACTTCTCTTGCTCTTCGGCGATGAGTTCGCCGAGACGGTTCGAGTACCAGTCCTCGTGGCTGACGTCCTCGTCCAGGTCGAACGGCGGCGTGGTGTCGAACAGGTCGGTCCATTCGTGGAATGCGGTGCCGGCCACGGCGTAAATGGAGGGCGTGTAGGGCACCTTCTCGATGCGCTTGAGACGGTACATTTCGCCGCACTTGGCGTAGTCGTCGTAGCGACTGTGCGACATGCGAGGCAGGGTCATTCGGTGCTCCGAAAGTTCTGGTAGCCGCACCGTTCACACTTGAATCCGCCACGCCAAATGTCGTCACAGACACAACACGCGTCAGGCACGTAGCCGACGCCGCCCTTCGTTCGGGCCCACGTACCGCACACCGCCCGCGCCAGGCGGCCCGGCCCAACGCCGGGGTAGCAGCCCCAGCAGTAGTAGTGGGGCAGGGTCTCGTCGCGAGCCTGATCCTGCTCGGTCGCTTCCTCAGTGGGCGCTGTCATGCCGCGACTCCAATCGTTGGAGTACACGGGTGGCGATGCGCCAGCCCAGCTTGCCGGCCAAGCCCAGCAGGAATGCGCCGATACCGAGTAGCGAGGCGCTGCGATGGGCGCAGCCCTGAGGACCGTAGTCCTTGCGAGTGCTCATCTACTTCGCTCCTACGAATTCGAACCGTGAGTGATAAGTCGAAAGGCTGTTGCGTCAGCGACTGCCGCTGAGTTGTTCGGTACTGGCCAGCGTGCTATCCACCATCACCAGATCGGTGCCGACAGCCACGGCCTCGCGGATGCGATGCGTCAGCCAGTCGCTGCACTCCGGCACATAGATGACGTAGCCACCCAGGCGCCAGGCGTAGCGCTCCTCCGCCTTGCTGGCGGAGTCGTCGCCCGCCTTCAAGATGAGGTCGCCGCTCGTGGGGCGGGTGTCCTTGTAGGCCACGGTGAGGGTGATGTGCTGGAGCAGGTCGGCCGAGACTGCCTCTTTGAAGGCTTTGATGGTGCGGCTACCCCGCGCGTGAAAGAACGTGATCACTGGACGACCTCGACGTACGGGCCGAATCGCGTGCTCACGTGGTCGCCCCACGGCATGCCCTCCTCGTCGTAGCCCTCGCCCCCGCGCCCCACCCACTCGCCGGGACCGTCTCGCAAGAGGACATCCCCTTCCTTGTCTCGCACCTCCTTGACGTGCGCCGGGGGCTCCTCGCTGCCATTGCCGGTCCACGGCTCGCGCACCTTCTGCGCGTCGGCGGCCGGAGTGCCCGGCACGGCGCCGACGACCTTGGAGATGCCCGCCAGAGACTCATGGCTGGCCCAGCCATTGGCGTCAAGACGCGCCCAGGGCCGACCGATTTCGTCGGGACCGTACGGCTCGTACCCGATATTGACGTACCGTCCCAAGCCGAACTCACGGATCGTTCCGCGCGGGTCCTCGCTCGGGTCGTCGACAGGCTTGACCAGCTCGATCACGCTCGCGTTGTCCTTCGTGTCCCAGTACGCGGTGGAGCCGAACCGGGTCTGGTACGTCACGTTGACCAGGTCCCCGTTGAGGGGCTCCCAGTCGCTCGGCTTGAGCTCGGTCACGTCTCGTCACTCACCTTTCATCGCAACTGTACTTGCAACCACGAAAGCTAGCGGGTAAAAAGTAAGGCGAGCCGGGTCCGGGGCTCGCCGCGGGTACTGCCTACGCGATCAGGTCTTCGATGTCCTCGGCCGGCAACAGGTCGATCGGGTCATCGGGCCTGTCGACCGTGGGCAGAAGGAAGGCTTTCACGCCGTCGATCACGGGCCCCAACGCCAGCACGTCATACCTGTCTACGTCAGGCGGCAAGGTGACCGACCAGTTGCCGGTGCCGTCTACTTCGAACTGTGCCTTGAACGTCATGCGACACCAACTGTCCAGATTGTTTCGAACCTATTACCTGTCACGTCGGGTCGGATCTTGTCACTGTTACCGACCGTGAACGCTACTGACCGGTATCACCCGAGAGGGTTAGTAACCCTGTCCACATGACACTCTCCGTGGGTCCAGATACGTCCTGCCCAGACGCCAGTAGCAATACCGCACTCACGCAACGTGGCCTTGCGCTCCTCTTCGCACCAGTCACGCTGTGTGCAGCGAGTGACGCACTGACGTTCCGCCCACTTCCGCGCCGCGGCCGTGTTGTCGTCCTGCCATGGACCGGGATTCTGGTAGCAGGGCAGCTGCTGCTTCTCCTGATCGGAGAGTTCCCGATTCAACGAGTGGCCTCGATGTATTGCACCCACTCGTCAGTCAGGTCGGCAAACAACTCCTCGTCGTGGCAGTTGAATCCCATGTCGTAATCGGCGTTGTCGAACTCGTCGATTCCGAAGCTGCGAAGGATGTACTCCCAGATCGCCTCGTGTCCACCGGCCAGTTGACCGAGGACGCAACGAGTGCACTCCGACAGGTTCAGCCTGCCGAGGTTAATGCGCTGGCGCCAGCCGGGCGCACGCTCATCCAGGTAGGCCGCGCCACGAGCGATGCGCGCACCGAACTGACCGCTGGGTACCGCCACCTGAGTGGCGCCCGATGGTGTGTCTGTCATGTGATCACTGTCGCTGAAGCATCGCGACAAAGCAAGACAACCACGAAAGTTAGGCCGAACAGACCAGGTGAGCGGCTAACACTCACACTCAGACGGTCCTGACAATACTCCATTCGAGTGAACCCGTAAGGCTGTCTTGACACGTGATCGTCCGGCACGTCAGTCTTGTCTTGTGGATACAGGGTGGGCGACCATGGTCATCGCCCACCAGGTGCGCCGGCTCCGCCCGGCGCCAGCACCGCACCGGTATGGCCGGGCTTCCAGCCCCGGCCCAGCAACAGTACCTGTACTGGTCCAGCCGGCGCGGGGGCGCCGGACAGGGTGAGCAGCCAGCCCATAGGGCTGCTCACCCTGGTACACGCGCGAGGCTCTTCAGCCTCGTCCTTCGCCCCGGACTAGCGCGAAGCGCCACAACACCACAGTCATTGGGCCGTGAAAGATTCACCACTCGCCGGACACGCTTGGTTATCTTCTGGTTTGTCTTGAGTTCGTGATCTCCACAAGCTTTCATTGCAACCATGAAAGCTCGAACTGACACCTGCAACACCGACGGCTGCTTTAAGACGCGGTGGCGCAAGGACCCGGGACTGTGCCAGGCCTGCGCACGCAAAGCCGGCCTGTACCCCGAGCTGGCCGAATGCGCCGAAGACGGCTGCACACGCAAGGCCCGCTCGCTCGGGGTGGGCAGCAGGTGTCGCAAACACGGCGGCCCCGCCCCCAAAGGGACAGTGCAGCCGGGGGAGACGAGCCTGTGCAAGGCTCGCGACTGTCGCTACCGGGCCGGCGAGGGCGGCCTGTGCGGCAAACACCGAAACGCCTCGGAGACCGCCCGGGACCGTTCCCGTTGCGTCACGCCCGCCTGCGTGAACGTTCGCAGCCGGGCGGGCGGCTACTGCTTCGTCTGCTACCGGCGCTACGGCTCCACCCTCAACACCTGCGCGCACCCACTGTGTCAACACAAGACGGTTGACGAGTACTGCGAGTCGCACGACGTGGGCCTGGACTATGCCGCGGGCGACTGGTTCGACTGGGTTGCCGCGGAGCGCTTGTTCCACGGCAGCCACGGCAGTCGCAAGCCGACCGTCCCCGAGCTGCTCTGGGTTCTGGCCAAGGCCGACCGAGTGAACCTGGAGTACACGGTGTTGGCCGAGCGGATCGGCATTCAGCACAGGCTGATGGCGAGCTGGCGCAAGACCGCCGCCCGTATCGAAGAGGCGCGGGTGGCCGCATGAGAATCGGATCACTCTGCACCGGCTACGGCGGGCTGGACATGGCCGCCCAGCGCGTCTTCGGCGGTCGCCTCAGGTGGGTGTCCGACGTGGACCCCGGCCCGATCGCGCTCCTAGCCCATCACTACCCCGACGTACCAAACCTCGGCGACCTCAAGACCGTCGACTGGGCCACCGTCGAACTCGTCGACCTACTCACGGCCGGCTACCCGTGCCAGCCCTTCAGCAACGCAGGGAAGCGCCTTGGAACCGAAGACCCCCGCCACCTCTGGCCCTGGATCGCCCGCGCCATTGGCGCACTACGACCCCGAATCGTCGTCCTGGAGAACGTCGCAGCCCACCTCCGGAAAGGGTTCGACGTCGTTCTCGCAGACCTTGCCGGCCTCGGGTATGACGTCGCGTGGTCGATTGTTCGCGCTTCCGACACCGGAGCCGCTCACCAAAGGGCCCGACTCTTCATCGTCGCTACCGACGCCGCTCGCGAACCTGTCGAAGGGAGCTTGGCCGAAGCAGTCCCGGCAAGGGGGGCCTTCCCTCCAGACGGCCTTGCTAGCCCTGTTCCCGACACCGAGAGCGTCGGACGGCGAGAAGGGGGGCCCCAACCAGCGCAGTTCGAGCGGGGACCCGATGCTGCCCACGATCGTGAACCGCTTGACTGGCAAGAGTTCGAACCAGCCATCCGCCAATGGGAACGCCGCTTAGGCCGGCCCGCTCCGGCTCCGTCCGTGTTCGGCCCGCGCGGCGGGGTGAAGGTGTCCCCAGCGTTCGGCGAGTGGCTCATGGGCCTGCCTGAGGGACGCATCACCGACGTGCCCGGCCTGTCGATCAACGAACAACTGAAGCTGGTCGGCAACGGTGTCGTGCCACAGCAGGCCGAGCACGCGATCCGGTATCTAACGGCTCAACTCGTAGTGCACGATGCCGCATGAGAACCCGTAGCTACGGCCGCGGCGGGAGCCGCGGTGTCCCCGACGGCTACGACACCTGGTATGACTGGGCACTCGTCTACCGCTACTGGCACGGCAACAATGCCGGCCTGCGCCAGCCATACCTTCTGGAGATTCAAGAGCTGCTGCGCCTCGGCGCAGACATGCGCGCCGAGGATCTGGCCACGCAGCTGGGCGTGTCCAGGCGCACCGTGGAGCGGTGGCGGTCCCAGCATCCCGGATGGTTCGACGCCACGCGATCTAGCCGGCAGGCGCGCACATGGCGCCAAGCTAACGCGCCAACATCGAAACGAGGCAGCGAAGCTGTCCTCGCCGAAGATGCCAGCTAGCGAGCTAGCATTGAGGGCCCGTCGCCGGGGCGACGATTCCGCAGCATGAAGCCCTTGTTGTAGTCGTACGTCAGCACGGCCTCGTGCGTGGCAAGGAACTCTTCCAGCTCCCGCATCCACCGCAGCTCTTGCGGGCTGACACCTTTGCCTTGCCGCATCTTGCCGTAGGCCACGGCCGCCCTGTACACCCAGCCTTGCGCGTGCAAAGGACTGCGAACAACCCACGGCATCACGTACCTGGTCCTCGCATCCTCCTCATCGAGGATGCGTTGGACTCGCTGGCCAACGGCCTGTGGGGAGATGCGCCGGCCGCGTTCGGTGAACCAGTCGGCGATCTCCTTCTTGTTCAAGCCCTTGTCGAGCAGTTTCTGGATCTCTTCGTCTTCGATGCCTGAGCGCGGCGGCCTACGGTCGACAGCGTGCATGTCTTTCATCGTACAACTTGTGACAGGTTGCGTACAAGTGATAGCTGAGCTTGCAGATAAAGCTAACTTGTGCCAAAGTTTGCCCAGCTCAAGTGAACCGTCGTAGTCGTCCTCGATTGATCGCGAAAGCTAAGCTTGCCAACTTTCGCTACGAAAGGTAACGTGAAAGCATGAACTTGATCAGCCGGATGGTGGCAGCCTGGCGGCGATGGCGTAAAAGTCGTCGCGACCAGGCCGCGGAGCGGAACCGCCCGCCGCGTGAACGCCGCGACGATAGCCCAGACTTCGACTCCGAGTGGTGGGACTGGTGAAGATGAGGGACCAGGTCAACAGGTACCTGGACCTGCGCAGGCCGTCGCTCAGCGCCGACACCTACAAGAACGTGTCCAGCGACCTGGTCCGCCTGGCCGGCGAGTGGGACAAGACGCGTCGCGTCCCCAACAACGTCAACGAGGACTGGCTGGTCGACTACCTCGCCTCCTACCGCCTCGGCCAGGTGGGTGGCAGGGGCCAGCTCGTCTCGCCCGCCTACTACAACAAGGCGATGGAGCGTTACGGCCAGTTCTTCACGTGGCTGGTGCGCCGCGGCGGCGCCTCACCGCAGGTGCTGGACGTGTTCCAGCGGGTCAGACAGGACCCGAAGGAGTACTTGCAGTTGTCGGCCGCACAGGTCGTGCACATGATCGAGACGTGTGAGAACCCGTGGGAACGGTGGGTGCTCGCGCTCGGTTCGCAGACGCTGGGCAGGGACAGTGAGCTGCTGAACCGCAAGATCCAGCACATGCACCTGGACCGCGGCCAGCTGGACTGGTACCGCCAGAAGACCACCGACCTGGACAAGCTGCCCGTCACCCAGCCGCTGGCCACCGAATACCAGCGTTGGCTGTACGAGTACCAGCGGAAGTGCGGCTCCATCCAACCGGATTGGCCGCTGGTGCCGCGCCGCACGGGCAGGCCGGGCAGGTGGGGTTACGAGACTGACGCCTCGCCCGCCAGGGGCCTGGCCCAGATCGTGCAGAGGCACGCTTCCCGGGTCGCTGGTCTGCCCCAGGAGGCCCTGAAAGGGCAGGGGGTACATATCCTGCGCAGGAGCATGGCTCGGGCCCTGTACGAGCGTTTGAGGGACGAAGGGCATGCCGAGCCGCTGCGGGTGGTGCAGGCCCTGCTGGGCCACGCGGACGGCAAGACCACGAGACGCTACATCGGGTTGAAGCCTGACCGCGAGGAGCGGGACAAGCTGCTGGTAGGCAGCGACCTGCTCTGGGTGGAGAGAGGGAACGTCGTGCAGTTGAGGAGCGTGCAATGACCGGGCCAGACTGCGTGAGCGAGCAAGAGTTCGAGTTCCACGCCCACGAGCCCCACATGCAGGTCGTGAAAACCAAGGAATCCCTGTTCGTGTACCCCGACGGAGTGCGCCTGGTGTCGTCCGCCCTCAAGACGGGAATCAACCATCGCTCCGACAAGCGCTGGTGGAGATGGGAGCAGGTTAATGCCCGTGGGATTCGGACCAGCTCAACCGGACTGCTGGTCCCCTACTGCGTCATGGGAAATGGAAAGTGGCGACGGCACTCGCCAGGGCAAGCGTTCGCGCCACTGAATCGCACGTTCACAACGACAGACGTGGCCTACCTGGACGAGCTGGCGGCGAAGTTCGGCGTTCGCTCGGTGCGCGACATCTACCCGATGACGCACCACTTCGGGATCGACCAATACGAGCGCATCCCATCCGGCCTGCACATGGCGATGCGCCAAAACTCCGGCGTCGACTTCGCCAACGCGGCCTTCGGCAAGTCCCTGTACCGGCGCGACCTCGTCAAGGCGTCCTGCTCCGCGGAACCCTGGGCAGTTGCGATAGCACGCGAGTTCCGGGGGCTCGCGCCCGCAGATTGGATCGTCGGCTACCTCAAAGGGGCTGAACGCTATGGGCGGCCCACCTGCCGAACACGTGGACTGCGACAGGCGCTGCGTGGCCTGGACCCCAGATCCTACCGTTACCTGCTCAAGGACTGTCGACGTGACGTGCCCGACTGGCTGGGCGACCTTCTTCGGATGAACGCCGGGCAACGGCTCTACGTGCGCTCCTTCGCGGAATGGCACGATGAGTTAGCGCGCGACTGGCGCAAGACTCCCCAGGTCGACATGGAGATACCTCAGACGAAGCTGGCCAAGCGCCTGCACGGTCTGAAGGCGGGGGACATGGAGGTGCGAACCGTCCAGACCACGGCCGAGCTGGGCGACTGGGGCCGCGTCATGCACAACTGCATCGGCTCGTACACGCGCCACGCCCTGTCCGGACAGGGCGTCTACGCAGCCGTGTACCGGGCCGGAAGCATGGTAGCCAACCTGGAAGTAGCGGGTGGCAGGCTGAACCAGCTACTCGGCCGCTTCAACCAGCGCCTACCCGATACTGATCGCATCGCGATCGAGGAAAGCCTGGTGTCCAAAGGCGTGGATATCATGAACTACTGGGGCAGCGTGGCGGCCTAGCCGCTGGAAAGAGATGATCCGATGCCTGTACGTGAAGTACCTGTCTGCGCCAAATGTGGCAGCGACATCGAAGAAGATCCGCTCCTCGGCGACCGGCAAGGTGGCCTGCGGGAGATCGTGCACCCCGGCACCACCTGGCGCATCACACTATGCACCAAATGCGTGACGCCCCTGTTCGAGCTGTACGAAGAGTTCGTGGAACTGGTGAAGCCGGGCGGTACCGCGGTCGGGGCGGAGGTGCTCAAGTTCCTGCCCAGAGTGATCGTGGACGATGAGCAAGATGGTGCAGCCATCCAGCCGCCCCGGTTCAGCGAGGAGAGGTAATGGGCGAGGAGCTTGTCCAGGTCGAGTACGCGATCGAATGGGTTGCGCCGAAGGACATCGCCGGCACCATGACGGTGATGGGTCAGGGCCAGTTCAATCGTGAACGGGCCGAGGGTTATATCAACATCTCGGCCAAGTTGCCAGGCGGGCAGCGCGGACACCTGATCTCGCGGACCATTACGTGGTCCGGTTGGTGCAAGGTCGAGGACTGGCGGGCGGCTTAGCCA